ATTAAGCGTAAACGCCTGCGTCTGCTGCGCCACCAGTTCCCAGCCGTCAAACACCAGATGGCGGATCATTTTCAGCCGGCCGTGCTGATACTCGCGGATTTCCGCCGGCACGTCGCCGTCCCACACGGTGACGGTAGATGTGCCTTATACTGATGTCTGGTCTTTTCCACCTGTTCAGTATTACCCAGGTAAACATCCTTGCGAAAAGCCGGCAGACTTGATGGCGCATATTATCCGATCCAGTAGTCGGGAAGGGGATTTGGTGGCGGACTTCTTTATGGGATCGGGCTCAACACTAAAAGCGGCACTGAAGCTGAATCGTAGGGTCTTGGGTGTAGAATTGGAAGAAGAGTACTTTAACCAAACTAAGCGGGAAATTGGGGTAATAATATGAATAACTACCTCGTTGCGGTGGAGGGGTTATTTGAGTTTCTCTCATTAGTTATTATGGCCAAATAGTGAATTGTTGGATAGTATTTGGCGGATTTCATTGTCAGAAAGTGGTTGTAATCTCGGTGAACAGAGATTAACTTTTTGACTTGAAGTAATGCTCTTAGCGAGATCTATATAAGCTCTAAATTCAACTTGGCTGTGTCCACCTTCATTCATTTCCATCGGCTGAATAATCACATGATGGTTTGACAAAAAAAAGTTATACCAAGTATTTTTTCTCACTTTCTTTATTAATTTTTTAAGCAAAAACATTGCAGGTATCATTTGCCCTAGTAATAAACGAGATGTGGTAAAGGGAGTGTCGGGGGTACCAGAGACTTCTTTACCAGTGCTGACGTTGCGAACAACAATTTTATTAATATATAGTCGTATGTAAATTAAGCTCATAAAAATGTGTATGTCAGGTAATTCAAATTTGTTGCAAGTATACGTTCTTCTCTTAATGCAGTGAAGTCTGATGCTTATTGAGTCTTTTAAATCAATACAGGGCAAATCAGCCCAAGTAATTAAATTAACTAAATGATCACTCCATCAGTGGGATGGAATTATGCGTATGGACAAATACACCAGCCCCACTGCATACACTTGGGGCACATTTACAGCAATGCTTGGTGCTCTGTCGCTGAACGACTGGGCCATCATTATTGGCATTATCTGCACTGTTGGCACCTTTGGGGTCAACTGGTACTACAAGCATCGGGAGCTTAGCCGCAATGACAAAGACCAGTAAGTTAAGTGCTGTGGTTATCGGTCTGGTTCTCTCTGGTGCAGGTGCCACGGCGATATTGTCTCAGTTCTTGGACGAGAAAGAGGGTAACCGGCTATCAGCGTATCAAGATGCGGGGGGAGTCTGGACAATCTGCCGAGGTGTTACTTGGATTGATGGAACTCCCGCTCGTCAGGGGATGAGGTTAATGCCGAATCAGTGCCGTGACCTCAATGCACAAGAAGCAAAGCAGGCTATTGCATGGGCAAAACGCAATGTGCGGGTGCCATTAACTGAACCTCAGATAGCAGGTATTGCCAGCTTTTGCCCATATAACATTGGCCCATCGAAATGCTTCTCTTCCACATTCTATAGAAAGCTGAATGCCGGAGATAAGAAAGGCGCTTGTGCTGAGATAAAACGTTGGGTATTTGATAATGGTCGAGACTGTCGACAGACCAAAGGGCAGGCAAACGGCTGTTATGGTCAAGTTGAGCGACGTGCCCAGGAATCGGAATTAACTTGCTGGGGGCTGGATGAATAGACATTCGTTGGCCAGGATATTGTTTCTGTTTGGTTTTGTTCTTACTTTGATAGGTAAAGATGGATGGGGTTGGTTTCTGGGGTATTGTTGCTATGAAATTTAACTTTCATTACTACACGATACTAGCGTTGATCCTTATTTCATTGACAGCGTATTGTTATCACTCTGAGTTACAGAAAGAGCAGCATATTACAAAACAGCGGCAATCAGAAATCCAACAGCTTACGGATGCGCTTAATTATCAAAATTCACACATCACTATGTTGCGCGAGCTTGATGTGAAACACACTCAGGAACTTGCTAATGCCAAATCTGAAATTGATGTTCTTCGCAATGATGTTGCTGCCGGTCGTCGCAAGTTGCGCATCGCGGCAACCTGTAGTCAAAGTGAAACCGGTTCCTCCGGCAGAGTGGGCCATGCAACCACCGTCGAACTCACTGAAGAAGCTGGATCAACTGTTCTCGATATCAGAGAAGGCATTATCAACGACCAGGCAAAATTAAGATATTTGCAAGAGTATATTAGTCAATGTCTTAATTAATTTAAATTTTAATAGTTTTAATAGGAAAATATAGGACATATTCCTCTTTGCTTGTAGATTTTGATTTGTAGAAAGGCAAAATACGCAAAGGATAAAATATGGAAAGACGAGGTAATTATTTTATAAATCCGGTACGACAGATTGGGCGTGGAGCTTTCGGCTATGTGGAAGAGGTTGAACTCTACAGCCTTGATAATAATAAGTGTGGTAACTACGCTAGGAAAACGTTATCAGTCAATGAAGACCTGCTTAAAGGTTTCACGCTCGACGAGTGGAAGCGCAGATTTCGGAGAGAAGCCATGTATCAGGCTTCTTGCTGCCATTCAAATGTGGCTCCAATTTACATTCACCAATTATCCACTGATAAACCTTGGTTTATTACTGGGCTTGCAGAGAATGACTTAAATAGTGAACTTAGTATGGGGCTACTCCGAGTATCAGAAAAATTAAGCATTATAAAAATGATACTCGAAGGGATTAAGTATATGCATGTGAGAAAAAGATACTTGCACCGTGATTTAAAGCCAGCGAACATCCTTAAATTCTCTGATGGTTTCTACAAGGTTTCTGATTTTGGTCTTGTAAAGAATTCAAATAAAGAAGCTGAATCTGAGGTATTGAGTCATATTGGGGCTGCAATGGGAACTCGTAAGTATATGGCACCTGAGGTCCATAATGGATTTTATGATGAAAAAACAGACATCTATGCTCTCGGTGTAGTAATCGGTGAGTTTGGAATCAGTCAATTAAAAGGGATAGATGATTTTATTCATAAAAGCACAGCACATAAACCTGCAATGAGGTATAACTCAATTGAGGACATGTTAAGTGATTTCGAGAAAATCATTAAGGAGAATAATCAATGATTACCTTATTGAACTGCGGCCTATTCTCGTTGGGAAAAAACGCTATACGAGGTAATCAAGACTCTATTATGCCACCCAAGATTGTAGGTAATGGATATATTATGGCTGTGGCTGATGGTGTTGGGGCATATGAAGGTGCGCAGGAGGCTTCACAAACGTCCATTAATTATCTTTCAAGCTTTGTTATTGAAGATGATTTAAATATGAATTTAATATTTTCTTCGATAAAAAGAAAAGTAGCTAAGTTATCTGAAAATAATTCAAGTTTCCATAGAGCGGCGACAACACTTACATTTTGCTACGTTCGCGAAGATAGTATACATATTGGGCATGTAGGAGATACAAGAATTTACGCAAGAAAAGGGAAAAAGCTTATTCAATTATCAACAGATCATACTCAGCATCAAGAACTGATTAATGAGGGGTTATTCACAAAGAAAGAATTGAAAGGCGTGAAGGGAAAAAATACTCTGACGTCGGCGCTTTCAAAGGTAATTGATCTTACCTATCAGGATCTTCATTACCCTCTCTCCGAATTTATTGATTATGAAGGTATATTAGACATATATATTATGTCGGATGGTGCACATCACTTCTGGGAAAAACGACCAAGGTTTTCAGATAATACCCTGTGTAATCCAGTGAGATTTGCATCAAGCTTACAAAGACGAATTGAAAAAGCTACACCAATTGACGATTATTCACTAGTGGCTGCCAGTTTTAAAATTTCGTAAATGATACAGTTTGCTTCGTTTTAGGTTAACTGTTCTATTTCTACCCCCCATTTTTTTGGGGGGGTAAGTCAGTGCAGCTAACTCATACCATCAGTTAACGCTGGTGGTTTTTTATATCCGCAACACTCAAACACTGCAAGTAACTAATTCAGAGCATTTTGCTGACAGAGTACTCGATAGTAGTTATTCAATCCGGTGTGATATTTAAAATGCCGGGGATTTATTAAACTGAAAAGAAGAATGTGCTGATTCCAACTGTTTCTTGGTTGGAAATGGTTCAGCGCTGGTTATCGCCGTCTGTTTGTATTAACTGGCATATGTTAGCAACAGTTGGCCAGACAATACTGATAATGCATGCCATTACGTTCCTTGTTTACTCTGAGTGTAAGTTAGTGGCATTTTGTATCTATCGCGTACTAGTGATAATGCTGATGTATAATCCTCCCATGCAAGGAGGAAGTGATGTTAAAAATATTCAATTGCGTAAAACTTATCGGATTGCTGATTGTTTTTATTTTACCTTGTATCGGGTACTCGGAAACCCAATACGTAGATCCTATGACAACATGTCTAAATGATTATGTCCTTCCTAAATTATCAGCAGACATACTGCCTGAAAAGTTAGTGGATGATGCTTTTATTACGTGCAAATCTCAGGTTGATGAGTGGCTTAAGCCTTTTGAGGCTATTGATAAACGTGAAGAAAACTATAAATCTATGCATGATTTTTATGTTCGAATGGTAAATATCAGACGGAAAGCCGAATTAAGCAATAACTGAATGATGATTATTTGTTATTGAATAAATATTGCATGTTGACCACCTTCCACGGTGGTTTTTATATTTTAAGGGAAAGAAATGGCAAAAAATACTGACTGGGAGGGAATAGAGCGTGATTACCGTTCCGGCCTTCTCTCAATCAGGGAGATTGCCAAACAATATGGCATCAGTGATGCAGCGATTCGAAAAAGAGCGAAAACTGAGGGATGGGTTCGCACTATTGTTGAAAGTACGCAGTGCGAACCTGATGCGAACCAAGCGGAAAGTCAGGTAGCAAGTAGCACCAGTAATATCTTGGAGTCTGAAAAGTTCGCAGAGAGTTCGCAAGGAACCGCAGGGATTCTCAAGCCGCAATACGAACAGTTTGCTCAAAACATAGCGGCGGGTATGCCGATGAAAGAGGCGGCAATTTGTGCGGGTTACTCTCCAGCCCGTGCTGATTCTCAATCATCCATATTAATACGCAGACCGGAAATAAAAGCCCGCATTCGAGAACTGAGAAACGAAGCGGCGTTGCTTGTTTCATTCAATGCTGGACACTTGGCTGAATTGTCGTTTCGTGCCGGGAAAGAAGCGTTAGCAGATAAGAAGTTCGGACAGGTTGCGCCGAACATTAAGAACGCTGCGCAACTTACCGGTATCGACATGAGCAGCAATAAAACTGAGGTTAATGTCGATCTGGCCGGATTGAGCTATGGAAAGGTCTGCATTGTCACTCCTGCCAATTGTCCTGCTGATGTCTGGGCTTCTCACATGGAGAAATTGCGCGAGGGAAAACAGGTAGCCCAGTCATCATAGATGGTGTTCTGTACGCTTTTAGTAGTGACTGGGCGACAGAAGTTTTATATGACCGAGCATTAGGTTCTGTTCGCTGGCGTTGGACATATGGCGGGCGTGGTGGCGGTAAATCGGTAGAGATTGCTCGTGCGCTGGTATTGTTGGGTGCTATAGAACCAATGACGATTCTTTGTGCCCGTGAATTCCAGAACTCAATCAATGATTCTGTTCTTGCCCTGCTTGAGGCACAAATCATTGATCTTGGCCTGTCCCACTTCTATAAGGTCAAAAACAACGAGATTGAAGGTCAGAACGGCACTCGTTTCACGTTTAAAGGTCTTCGCAACAATATTCAAAGCATCAAGTCGATGCATGGCATTAAGATCTGTTGGGTTGAAGAGGCTCAGACCGTTTCGCAAGATAGTTGGGATATTCTTGGGCCAACTGTACGTGCTAATAAATCCGAAGTCTGGGTTTCTTTCAACCCCCGCGAGGAAGAGGACCCGACATACAAACTGATGACCCGGCATCATGAAGATCCCCCTGACGGCGGCGTTATTATTCGAAAAGTTAACTATTGTGATAATGCCTTTTTTCCTGACGTACTCCGGCAGGAAATGGAATATTGCAAACGCATCGACTATGAAGCGTATGAGCATATTTGGCTTGGGTTACCAAAAGCACTCAGTGAAGCGGTTATCTTCTCTGGGAAATACCGGGTTGAAGCATTTTCTGATGAGCTATGGCTAGAAGCTGACCGACTTTTCTATGGAGCTGACTTTGGTTTCGCTAATGACCCGTCCACACTGGTTCGCTGCTTCATTATTGGTACCAAACTATATATCGAATATGAAGCCTATGGAGTAGGCGTTGAATTAGATGAAATGCCCCAGTTCTATGATTCGGTACCGCTTTCTCGTAAATGGCCCATTCATGGGGACAGTAGCCGACCGGAAACTATCAGTTACTTATCACGCCAGGGGTTCGTTATCGATGGTGCCACAAAATGGCCGGGGAGCGTTGAGGATGGGATCACTTACCTAAAAGGGTTTGAAGAAATCATTATTCATGAACGCTGTAAGCACATGATTGATGAGGCAAGACTCTATTCATACAAGACTGACCGACTGACCGGTGAAATCCTGCCGGTGGTGCTCGACAAACATAACCATTTATGGGATGCGGTACGTTATTCGCTGGATGGTTATATCACAGGCAAAAACAACCCACTTCGTATATCTAAAAATCTGTTGGGGCGAATTTAATGTTTTTCAAATTCAGACATAAAAAGAAAGCGGAGGCTTTGCCAGTTGAACAGGATATTGATCAAGCATCACCTCAGCCAATGAACATACATCCGGATACTGTCGGATCGATAACAGAGAGAAAAGTAGCTCGGCCTGTTGAACCATACAGGCCCCCTCCCGGTGTTGTTCCTACTGAACAGTTATCCGCATTAATGGCAATGGATTCTACACCTTATGAATATATGACGGGTACAGGTGGTATATCGGGAGATGTGGGTTTCCCCGGTTATCCTTATCTGGCCCAACTGTCACAATTACCCGAATATCGGAAAATGGTCGGCACTATTGCAGGGGAGATGACTCGTAAGTGGATAAAGCTAACGTCAGTGGGGGATAATGACAAATCAGATAAAATCAAAGCGCTTAATGAGGCTATTGAAAAATTCCACGTTCGTGAACGGTTAAAAAAAGCCATTGAACATGATGGTTTTTTTGGGCGAGGTCAGATTTACATTGATGTTCGCACGTCAAGAGGCGTGCTTGCTGCAACCGATCCGGTTGAACTTGAGTCTAGATTATTTCTGTCACCCAAAAAAATCACAAAGGGGAGTCTTATTGGCTTTAACGTCATTGAGCCAATATGGACATATCCGGGGATTTATAACGCTAGCAACCCGTTGAGCAATGATTTCTATAAGCCGTCAAGTTGGTATGTGATGGCAAAAACTGTACATGACAGTCGTTTGATTACATTTATCACCCGGCCATTAACCGATATGTTTAAACCTGCGTATAATTTCGGCGGCTTATCACTGACTCAGATTGCAGAGTCTTATGTACAAAACTGGTATAGGACACGTGATAGCGTATCTGATTTGATCCATTCATTCTCTGTGTCTGGATTTAAAACCAATCTTCAATCGACGTTGCAAGGACAGACGAAGAATCCTGATCAGTTAATTTATCGTGCAGAATTGTTTAACAAGATGCGTGATAACCGAGGGGTAATGATGCTGGATAACGAAGAGGAGTTTTTCCAGTTCAATACACCGCTAAGTGGCCTTGATTCACTGCAAGCCCAGTCTCAGGAACATATGAGTTCAGTCAGTAGCATACCGTTAGTGATTTTTACAGGTATCACACCGAGCGGGCTAAATGCGTCATCTGATGGGGAAATCCGTGTTTTCTATGACTTCATTGCTACTTTGCAAATGTTAGTGAAAGATGGACTGGCACGAATGATTGATATTATTCAATTATCCGAATTTGGCGAAATTGATCCTGATATTAGCTTTACATTCGAACCGTTGTATCAAATGAATGATGAACAAAAAGCCAGCATACGTAAGACCGATGCAGATACTGATTCAGTATTAATTGCTGCAAATGTGATTAGCACAGATGAAGCCCGCGAACGTCTAGCCAACGATGAAAACAGCCCGTATCACTCTCTGGAAATCAATGATGAAATCGACAAAGAAGACGACATCGAAGAAGAGGACAACACGGAAAACATCATCTGATCCCCTTCAAACACTCCGACAAATTAAACCTAATGCCGGTGTTCGTGTGTGGTACAGCAAGCAGTTATATAAGCTGGTGGATGAGATGAATAACTCGGTGATTTACTGGGTATCCGCCAACTATAAGAACAGCGGTGCAGCAATGGCAATGGATGTTAGCCCGGAGATGTTGATGCGTTCAGCAATGCGAAAATTAACCCGGCGTTGGTTAAAGCAGTTTGATGCTTTAGCTGACAAGCTGGCGAAAAAATTCGCGGCTTTATCAATGGACAACATGGATGCCTCGTTAAATCATGCGTTAGATGCGGCACATATTTCGATACCGTTCACGATGACGACAGAAATGAATAACGCGCTACAGACGGTCATTGGTGAGAATGTTGGGTTGATTAAAAGTATTCCACGGCAATATTTATCCCAAGTTGAAACGCTAGTGATGCAATCAGTAGCAAGGGGGCGTGATCTTGGAACGTTGACAAAAGCCTTGCAAGAGCGTTACGACATTACTAAGCGCCGAGCAGCCCTGATTGCTCGTGACCAGAACAACAAAGCGACTTTTGTTATGCAATCTGCCCGGCAGCGTTCAATTGGTTTTAAAACGGGTATCTGGCGGCACAGTCATGCAGCAAAAAAATTTCGTCAATCACACTTGAAAGCGGATGGTAAAGAGTTCGATTTATCAAAAGGGCTTTATATTGACGGAAAATGGATCATGCCTGGTGAAGAAATCAATTGCGGGTGTGGTTGGCAGGTCGTCATTCCTAAACTAACCAACTAATTAATCCGAGAAATATTATGAATCACGGTCTGGCGTTAGATCGGGCTTCTGTACGCTCATACGACAGAGATGGGCGTTTGCATGTTACTGAAAGTCCTATCTCTAAGGCGACGGTATCATCGTATTACGGAAGAGAAATCCCGAACTGGCAAGGGTTAAGGCTTGATCCTAATCGTATCTACAAACTGTTGCGTGCCCCTGATGAATTAGAGAAAGGGGTTGCAACTTTCAATAACCTGCCGTTATTGAAAAAACACATTCCCGTCACGGCGGCCAAACCTTCAACAGAATTGATTGTCGGTACAACGGGATCAGATTCCATGTTCGATGGTACATACCTGAAAAACAGCCTGGCAATTTGGGATGCTGAATCTATAGCGGGTATTGAATCGGATGAACAAAAAGAATTGTCAGCGGCGTATCACTACGTCGCTGATATGACCCCCGGCATGTATGACGGCATTCATCATGATGGCGTTATGCGCGATATCGTCGGGAACCATGTCGCTCTTGTTGAAGAAGGGCGAGTCGGTGCAGATGTTGTTGTCTGCGATTCCCTCCCTCTGGAGTTAAAACACATGAAGTTAAATAAAAAAATGGTGGTTGTCGCTGTACGTGCGGCGCTGGGGGCATACTTGCAGCCGAAATTAGCACAAGATGCTGCACCAAAAGAAATTGCCTCATTACTGAAAGCGGGTGGTAGCGCGAAAAGTATAGCGGAAGCGGCGAAAAACAAATTCGGTACCCTTCTGGCTCAGGATATGGAAATCGACTCAGCGGAGCTTGCCTCAATCATTGAAGCTGTTGCTGATGATGCGGAGACACAGGAGCCTGCGGAGTTACCCGCGCAGGACGATGATATCTGTGCACAAGTACTTGAACTGCTTGCGGGTAAATTGCCAGAGGAAGACTTGGAAAAAATCCGGGCGTTAATTTCAGGCACTCCCGCGCAAGACGATGATCCCGATAATAAACCAGAACCAAAGGAAGAGGATAGCGTCAGTAAGCCCGCAATGGATGCTGCTATTCGTGCAGCTACTCGAAAGGCAGAAAAAGACACAGTGAATCACATTAATGCTATTCGCATTGCTGAGGCTGAGGTTAAACCCCTCATCGGTGATGTAGTAGCAATGGATTCTGCTGACGAAATTTACAAGGTTGCGCTTGATGAGGTGGGTGTTGATACAACCGGCGTTCATCCGTCCGCTTATCGCTCTTTAGTGAAAATGCAGATCGGCATAGCAGAGTCAGCAAAACTTAAAGCCCGCCTAGCAATGGATTCTGCTGCGATAGATTCTTTTGAAAAACGTTTTCCCACCGCATCTAAATTAGTGAGGATTTAACTATGGGTTTTCCGAACAAAATTAATCACTATCCAGCCTCCGGCATTGAGGGAGCATTTGCCAGTACTAACCCTAGCGCCACTTTGTTAGCAAGGGACGGCACGCTGATTGCGGGTAACGATGGAGTAACTGTTGGGTGTTTTGCCTGGGTGATTGATGGTGTCGTTTCGAACAAGGGGGCGGGTGCCCCGTCTGGTTTTGTGGGGCGTGACGGACAAGCGTCTATCACTCTTTGGTTGGGAGAAGCATCCATGCTGATCCAACCCGGACGTGAAGTCACTTTATTTACTGCGGGTGATTTTACGGTACGAACAAGCACGCCCGCAAAAGTTGGGGATAAGATTTACGCATCCTTAAAAACGGGTGAGGTGCAGGCCGCAGCAGCGGGAAAAACTATCACTGATTTTATCGAAACTAAATTCGTTGCCGGTACTGCTGCTGGTGCAGGTGAATTAGTCAAAATGGGGACCTGGAGCTAATGAAACGACACACAGATTTTCAATATATTGAAGGGGAATACGGCATTGTAGTACCACAGGCCGTCGATTACTTAAATCCCCAATATGCTCGTAACTATACGTTAGCTATGGATGCACAGCCAGCTATGGTGACCGTGAGTAACGCCGGTGTTCCTGCGTATCTGACTAACTATCTCGATCCTGAGTTGGTTCGTGTGTTGGTCACGCCGATGAGAGCGGCTGAAATTATCGGTGAAAATAAAAAAGGTGACTGGACAACGCTGACAACCCAGTTCCCGGTTGAAGAATCAACGGGTGAAGTGAGCTCATACGGTGATCACAGCAATAACGGTATGTCAGATGCTAACGTGAATTGGGTGGAACGCCAGAGCTATCATTTCCAAACATTTACTGTCTGGGGGGAGCGTGAGCTGGATATGTACGGTACGGCCCGTATCAATCGAGCAGCGCAACTTAATACCGCAAGCGCATTAACCCTAAACAAGTTTATGAACAAGTCTTATTTCTATGGTATTGCGGGGCTTAAAAACTATGGACTGTTGAATGATCCGGGGTTAAGCGCACCGGTGGTACCGGCTGCAAACGGAAAATCCAATGGTACAACGTGGGAAACCAAAGACGGGCAGGCAATTTATGACGATATTTCCCAACGCCTATTTAAGCAGCTTACAAAACAAACAGAAGGGTTGGTGGAACGAACAGAGCCATTGAAACTTTGCATGTCGCCAACAGCGGAAGTCAATCTGACAAAAACTAACCAGTACAACGTTAATGTTACCGATCAATTGAAAAAGAATTTTCCGAATCTGACGATTGAAACGGCGGTTGAATACAGTACGGAAGCGGGGGAACTGGTTCAATTGATTGCTGATACGCTTGATGGTGAAAAAACGGCTTATGCCTCATTTACTGAAAAAATGCGGGCACATGCGGTTGTTGTGAGCTCATCCAGTTTTAAACAAAAGAAATCAGCCGGTACGTGGGGTGCGATTATTCGTTATCCACACGCTATTGCACAAATGTTGGGGGTTTAAATGGTGGCAGTCATTGTGGGGTGTAAATTGCCTCACGGGTTAACGATTGAAATTGATGGGAATAGTGTGACGCTAAACGGGATAAATTCATCAACAATTATTGGTGGTTATGGGCTGACATATGATGTTGATAAAGCGTTTTTTGACAAATATCTGGAGCTCTATGCAGATACGGAATTGGTCAAAAATGGGCTTATTTTTGCCCAGGAAAAACTCAAAGAGGTTCGGACGGAAGCTGAGGAAAAAGCCGGGTTAAAGAACGGGTTAGAGCCTATCGATCCCCAAAAACCGGGTAAGAATATTGAGCAGCGAAAAGAAGAGGATTAAGCTAATGGGCTTTGTTGTCGTTTTTGATGTCGTGAAATTTCGCACTCGTTACCCGGAGTTTTCTTCTATCAGTGATGTCCTGCTGGATACCTATTTTATTGAAGCAACACTCTATCTTAACAATACGGCCCAAAGTCCAGTTAGTGATCTTGAACAACGAATACTGTTGTTGAATATGCTTGTTGCTCATATTGCCGAACTTAATCGTTTATCTGTTAGCGGAACAGCGGCCAATCCGCTCGTGGGGCGAGTTAGCAGCGCAAGTGAGGGATCTGTTTCCGTTTCGGCTGATATGGGCGTTGTGAGTGAACGTGCTGCTTGGTTCTTGCAGACAAAATACGGGGCTATGTACTGGCAGGCAACAGAGCAATATAGAATTATGCGTTACGTCCCCGGCAGCTCTCCCTCTCACTATCCGTCATATTACTATCCACGGACTCAATGGAGACGCTAATGTCGAACAGTATCAAGGGCGGTGATGCAGCAAAACGCTACTTAAAGCAATTAGCTAAAAGAGTGGGTGAAGGCCAAAAATTGCGGGTTGGTTTTTTCAAAGACGCGACTTATCCCGATGGCACCTCAGTTGCAATGGTGGCAATTAGTAACGAGATTGGCGATCCGAGGCGTAATAGGCGACCCCGTCCGTTTTTTCGTAACACTATCAACGAACATGCTAATGAATGGGGTGATGTGCTTGCACAGGGCCTGAGTGCTAACGATATGAATGGGGATGCAGCGTTACGGATGACCGGGGAAGTTATCAAGGGGCAAATTCAACAATCTATTCGTTCTTTCACTTCACCGGCTAATAAAAAATCCACTATAGCTAAAAAGGGATTTGATGCGCCGTTACGTCACACCAAACACATGCTGAACAGTGTTGATTATGTGGTTGATGAGGGGAACGAATGAACCTGCACAATATTGTATCTGGTGCTGTTGGGATTGTTAATCCTCACTCACCTGGAGAGATACGGGTAAGTGTGGGATATGATATTGCACCCAGTGGTAAGCAAGTCCCGCACTACATCACAACACCCGTTACCGCACAAATCCAGCCACTGACTTTTACTGATCTACAACATACGAACGGCTTGAATATTCAGGGCATGCTCAAAGCGGCTTATGTGAATGGCAATTTTAATGCCGTCAACCGCCCCAGACAGCAAGGGGGTGATCTGTTGATTATTAATGGTGAAGAGTGGTTGATAGTGCAGATTTTGGAAGAGTGGCCGAATTGGTGCAAATTCGCTGTTACATTGCAGCGTGGGGAACAATAGTGGTAACGATAAATGTAACGCAAGACGATATAACAACCGCATTACGCGGTTTTTTAATGGCCTTAATATCCAGGCGTAGCGTTATTTTGTCTCAGATAAATCGCTCACCGATGCCAGATGGCGATTTTATTGTTATGACACCATTGAACAGCACGGGTTTATCAACAAGTGTAGTGATCTATAACGTACCAACAGCAGCAGGTATGGGAAAAAGTCTAATCACTCGGACGACACGCTGGACATGTCAAATTGACTGTTACGGTCAGTTCGCTCATGAGGATGCTCACATTATTGCAACGACGGTGCGCACTGAATATGCGATTGAGCTATTCAAGAGATCAGGTATCGATATGGCACCACTTTATGCCAGCGACCCGATTCAGACGACGATGATTAATGGTGAACAGCAATATGAGTCGCGTTGGACATTTGAATTTACTGCTCAAATCAACCCTGTTGTGACAACAGAACAACTATTTTTCGACAGTATTACGCTGAACACTAAAACAGTGGAGTCTATTCATGGCAATTCCAATCAGTAAAGACGTGAGAATTAATCCGGGGGTGCTGTCGGCAGTGGGTAATGCTGTTGATCTCAATGGATTATTACTGACAGATAATATATATGCACCTGTTGGTGTGGTGTTGTCGTTCTCGACTAAAGAGGATGTGGCGGCATATTTTGGTGGTGCATCCGAAGAATATAGCATGGCGGCTATTTATTTTTCAGGGTACAACAACTGCACAAAGACACCTGGCCAATTACTGTTTTCCCGATTTAATCGAGCGGCAGTATCGGCTTGGTTACGTTCAGGTTCTTTTAATGGAGTAGCTATTGCCGACTTGCAAAAAATGTCCGGTACATTGAAACTCAATATCAATGGTACAGCAATAAACGCCGCAATCAATCTTGATGGGGTTAAATCCTTTGCGGATGCAGCAAAGAGCATTGAAACAGTGATTGGCAAGGCAGTAACGGTTGTGTTCGATACCACCCGTAAAGCTTTTATCATCAATGTTGCCTCTGGCAGCATTAAACCGGAAGATACAAATATCACCTATGGTACTGGTGATGGGGCCGAGGCTCTTAAGTTCACTGGCGCACTAGGGGCAACGGTTTCTCAGGGGGCTACAGTGTCGGCGGTTCCTGATCTATTCGCTGTGATTAAAACTCAGTCTCAGCAATGGGCAGGTTTTACGACGGTATTTGAATGTACAGATGAACAGCATCTTGCATTATCCGCGTGGGCTAGTAGTCGGGTATATCGCTATTTCTATGTTGCCTGGACAACAAGTGGCACGGCAAAAGTGAAAGGTAGTCAGGAAACTATCGCCCATAAAATTATTGGCATTCACAGCTACGGGAGTGTCGTTCCTGTTTTCTGCTCTGATAATATGAAACCGGCAGCAATATTGGGTTATGCGGCGGTGCTGGATTTTGAGCGAACGGAGGGGCGTGTTCCATTTAAATTCAGAGAATTGAACGGCCTCAATCCTGATGTGATCGATTCTGATGTTTATGATGCGCTGATTGCTAATGGATATAACTTCTATGGCAATTATGCCGCCAATAATATCACCGAAAATTATTGGGCTGATGGCACAATAACCGGTGATTTTAAGTGGCTAGATTCCTTCTGTGGTCAAATCTGGCTGAATGCGAACTTGCAAGGCGCGGTTATTGCCTTGTTCAAATCCAACAAGACTATCCCTTATAACACGGCTGGCCGTGCGCTGGTGGAAGCCTCAATGAGTGATGTTATCCAGCGGTTTAAGTTGTGGGGCGGTATCCGAGCAGGCGTAACATTATCGGCTGCACAAAAACTGGAAATTATTAACGCTGTGGGATCTGATGTTTCAACGTCAATAATCGCGAAGGGTTATTACTTGTATATTGGGGAAATGTCTGCCTCTATGCGTGCAAATCGCACCAGCCCAAGCTGTACACTGTGGTATTGCGACGGTGGCAGTATTCAGAAATTCGAAATGGCATCTACGGAGGTTCAATAATGTCAGACACAATCACTTCTGCTGATGCGGTAATTACCCTGACTGTGACCAATTTATACCCGTCTGGTGTGCAATTACAGGGATTTGCCGCCGACAACATTTTCGAAACTGAGGCGTTGGATTTGGCTGAAACGGTACGTGGGGCGGACGGTAAACTGTCAGCGGGTTTTATCTACGGCAATATCAATCAGACGATTCATATTATGCCTGATTCAGAAAGTCGCACCATTTTTGATACTTGGGCAACGACATCACGTACTAGCGTCTCGGTGTTCAGATGTAATGCGACGGTTATTCTTCCGGCCATCGGGCGTAAATACACATTGGTGAACGGCGTTCTGAAGCAATGGAAAACCATGCCGGACGCAGGAAAGGTTTTACAAGCGGCGCAGGCCGTCATTGAGTGGGAATCAATAACAGGTGAGGCATATAGCTAATGGCACGTAAAGAAACCTTCATCACTATGAATGATGATAATCGCGACAAAGGAAAGCTTTTTTACATTCAGGAAATGCCCGCTTCGCAGGCTGAATGGTGGGCTATTCGTGCATTGATGGCAATGGGGAGAGAGGGGTTGGATATCCCCGATAATTTTCGGGATTTGGGCATGGCTGCATTAGCGGTGGTTGGATTGAAAGCAATTTCTCGCATTGCTCCTGATGAAGCCAGGCCACTACTTGATGAACTGATGGGTTGTGTGCAGATGGTTCCGAATCAGGCAGATAAAAAAATCAAACGCGAACTGATCGACAGTGACATTGAAGAAATTGTTACCCGGCTGAAATTACGTGCAGAGGTGCTTAAGTTACACGTGGATTTTTTCAAAACCGCCAACCAATCGTAATCCCGCCGCGCTATTCCAGCATCTCAAGACCATTCGGTATCGTCGGTTATACAAATGTCCCAGGCACAATAGCGACCGTTATCTCATCAGGAAAAGCAACTCTCCATGAGCTGGATACAGTTTATGGCGTGGAGGACCTTTGGCAGTTAATAGAGATTATTCAGGTCGATAATCACAATGCTTACGTTTTACAGCAGGGTAAAAACTGATGGCAAACATTATAGATGAACTTGTTATAACGCTGGGGCTTGATGCGGCTGAATTTAGCGCAGGTGAAACCGCAGTGATTGCCGGGATCGGTGGGTTGGCTCAGGTTATGCAAAAACTGGTTGACTCGTTTAATGATGGTGAAAAGAAAACCAGCAAATCATTAGACAAAACCGGTAAGAAAACCGAAAAAGTGGCAAAAGAAATGGAGGCGGCAGGAAAGAAAGCTTCCTCTTTCTTTTCCAGCATAAAAAGCCAGATCTTGGCTTTGGCGGGTGTCACGGTCTCACTCGGTGGACTGAAAAGTTTTGTGACCAGTTTTACTGGCAATCTCAATCAGTTAAGTACTGCCGCTGATGCGTTCGGCATGTCGGCCAAAGCGCTTGATGGTTGGACAAAAGCAGGTCAAGCATTTGGTGTCAGCGCAAATGAGATTGTGGGGGCATTTTCACGCATTAATGATGCTAAAGCCCGACTAAAATCAGGTGTTGCGCTTGATCCGGCTCTTGAGACGCTGTTAAAAACGGCATCACAAGCGGGTGTGGATATTGATATTGCCTCAGAAAGCACCGAATCCATCATGCGTAAGCTGACTGGTGTTTTTCCCAGGCTTAATAAAGATCAACAGCAAGCTTACGGTGGTGAACTTGGGTTCGGGTACGCCGCGCAACAGTGGTTCTCATCCGGTCACGCACTCAAAGATGTGGATAAATTTACAGCCAGTTCGGGTGTGGATGATAAATCTGTTGCCGCCGCGCGTCGTTTTCGTGAACAGTGGACAGAGATAAGCCAGAGTTTTGAGAAAACAGGCTACATTCTGTTTAATGCCCTTTTACCATATATCAATGATTTCAATATCTGGCTAAAAAACTTAGCTGATTGGATGAATAAGCACCCAGAAGAGATTAAAAAAGCGGTCAGTGGTTTTCTCGATAAGATGAGTTTTATTATTTCAGTCGCTAATCAGGCCGCGGATGCGGTAGGCGGTTGGGGTAATGTCATCATTGGTCTGATTGGGTTGAAGTTTGCGGGATGGCTATGGGGAATTTATCGCGCGGCTTCATCCATGCTGAAAATGGGGAAAGGTGGCGGCGGATTGCTAGGCAAAGGGGCTATAGGGAAAGCTGGGATATATGGCGCTATCGGGTATGCGTTATATGATCCTGTAGAGTCAGTCGCGACTTCGATTGTCGGAGAGGAGGCCAAAAATACACTGGATTCGTATGGGGTTTATCTGGCAAGCGACTGGACGCCTTTTTTTAGTAAAAAAGAATATGAAGCTTATCAGGCAAAACTGGAGGGCAAAGCCTCTAAGCCAGATAAGACCGTAGTTAAAGAAGTCAAAGAGGAAGAAAAACGCAGCGAAAACGACCGGATTATTCGGGCAGAAGATGAACGACAGCAGCGGCTGGAATACAGCAATAATTGGTTAAAAACCGCGTTAGATAAGCTGACCGATTCAATTAATAAGTTAATTGATTTGTTGATCCCTCAAGCTGTGACAGATGAAATGTCATCCTTTGATAATACATCAAATACTACCGGCATGAAATTACTGGGTTGGCTATCACCGAAATTAGCGCAGCTTGAGCAGCAGTTCGGGTTACCGGAGGGTTTGTTACGTAGTGTTGCCATGACGGAATCGGGAGGTAATCAGTATGCTGTATCCAAAGCAGGTGCCAGGGGCTTATTTCAATTTATGCCAGGTACAGCTAGAAATTTTGGGTTAAAGGATGATGACGTCTTTGATCCGGTAAAATCTTCGGAAGCCGCGGCAAAATATTTATCTCAGCTAATGAGAATGTTTGATGGCGATTTGAGTAAAGCGCTGGCGGCTTATAACTGGGGACAGGGAAATGTCATGCGGAAAGGATTGGGTGCTGCACCAAAAGAAACCCGCGATTATATCCCAAAAGTCTTGGCGAATATGCCGCAACCTGGCGCTCATGTGGCGGCACAACGTTGTTCGAATACGGTAAATAACAACCGAACCTCCTCTGTTTCTGAGAGTTACCACATCGGAACTATTCAAGTTAGCTCTAACGCTAACAATGTAAAAGGCGTGGTTGACGATGCCCGACAGAAAATAGGTGGATCAACGCTGGCAACAAGCTATTCAACGGGGGTAACCGGATAATGGCATTTTCTCTCAATCAAACAACGGTACTTAGCGCGTTCCGTAGCGGCAATCTGCTGTCTGCTGTTAACAGTATGATATCCCCAGGGTATGGTATTTATTATGCATCCGGACAGAACGTTGGTGATAAGCCGTTTACGCCCACCTCATTCATTGCAGTAGAAGTCACACGAGAGGCATCTATCACCACTGCACCGATAGAGAAAGGTGGCTACACATCGTACAACAAAGTGCAGCGGCCCGGTGAAGTTCATGTGACATTTTCGTTTGAGGGGTGGACCGGTTTTTCTGGTTCCGTGCCTAACTTAACAAACCTCACCCTGACGTCCCGTTCCGATGTTCTTGAAGCGTTAGATAAGATGGTATCCAGTGCTGAAATTTACGACATTGAAACACCTGATACTACGTACACAAGTTATGATTTGATTAAGTACGATTTTCGAATAAGGCAGGATAACGGTGTTACCTTACTGATTGTGACCGCAGTTTTCCAGGCTGTACAAGACATTGCCGAAGTGAAAATGAGCAGCAATGTTGCTAACAAGTCGAATACAACAAAGAATGAGACGGCGAAAGGCCCAAGTAAAAATACCGAACAATCAACAGGCTCAACAAAACACGCCACATTATTTGATGTTAAAAAAGCCCTGACCGGATTGAAGGAGTCGATTTTCAGTGCGACAGCGAAAGTTGCCGATTCGGTTTCGTCCGGTTTCACGTCAGCTATGGAGATAGTGACGGGGCCACTAAATAGCGCCGTGGTGAGTTCTGCGGATCAACTCAGTAAAGCAGTAAAAGAATTATCAGGGAAATTAACGTGATTGAAATAGCACTCAGAGCGGTCAAAGCTCAGGAATTCACTGTGACCTTGAATGAGCAGTCATGCATGATACGTCTCAATCAACGTAGCACAGGTTTATATATGGATTTAACCGTCAATGATAAACCTGTGTTACAGGGAGTTGTGTGCCTCAACTGCAATAAAATTGTCCGTTACTCCTATCTTCGATTTTCCGGTGAATTGTTTTTTGCTGATTTAAACGGCTCATCTGATCCTCACTGGGAAGGGTTAGGGCAACGCTACAAATTATATTACCTTTTTCCAGGCGAGGTGACTCAGTGACGTACAAACAACACAATATCAAAGTTGAATTTCAGCTAGTTGACGGCAAGACATTTGATGATAGCGGTAACAATATACTGACTATCGACAATGCACGTGTTTATGTCAACATGGTGGCGTGGGGCGGCATATCAGGGACACAAATAACATTACAAATCTGGGGCTTAACAACCAGCCAAATGGCAACGTTGAGTTATCGCGGGATCTGGATTGGTAGTGCGAAATTCAACTTAATGCGAGTATGGGCGGATGGTCATGCTATATTTGAGGGTTTTATCAGTGATGCTTATGCAGATTTTAATCAGTTACCCGATACTCCCCTGACGATAACAGCTAGTGTGATGTTTGGCCTAAGAGCAAAGGACGTTGAACCGTTCACTGCATCGGGAGATGTGGATATTGTCGATATTATTACTGGAATGGCTAAAAAAGCGGATCTGACGGTTGAAAATTATGGCGCCACAGGTGTTATCTCCAATCCTCATTATACAGGAAATGTTGTTAATCAAATCCAACAGGCGGCAAATGCGCTAGATATAGACACTGACTTCGGGATTGATAAAGTGACTATTTGGCCTCATGGTCAACCGAAAGTTGAAAAACTGCTGTTTACGTCTCCAGAATATGGGCTAATTGGTTATCCCATATTTACTGGCGTGGGAATAACAGCAACTACTCTTTTCAGTAATGAGATTATTTTAGGTCGTAAGATACAAATAGAAACCTCTTTGCCGAACGCTAGCGGCACTTATCTGATAACAGGGGCGGAACACTATCTTACCTCCTGGCTTGATGGTGGTCAGTGGCATACATTTTTTAGTGGCATTCCAGTGAAAACAGAGGATAAAAACAATGGGGAAGCTGACAACAAAACCAACGGACATAAACAGTGAAACGAATGCTTTTGATTTTGTCATGAGGCGGTTTCTTAGTCAGCATGTTTTTATCACTTTGGGTCTTATTATTAAATCGAACGGGAAAACCGTAGATGTAAAGCCGATGGTGCATAATATGACGGGAACAGGGAGAAAAATCGAGAATGGAATAATCTATAATGTTCCAGTATTTCGCCTTCAGCGTGGTAACAGTGCTGTCATTATGAATCCAGTGGTTGGTGATATTGGTTTAATTGCTATCTGTGATCGTGACATTAGCAGCGTCAGAGCAACAAAAGCGCCGGCGTTGCCGGGCTCAAAAAGAACGCACAATTATTCAGATGCAATTTACCTGGGGGGCGTTTTAAATGCAGAACCACAACAATATGTTGAATTCGTAGATAATCAGGTAAATATTGTTTCACCGAATAAAATTAACGTAGTCGCTCCGACAACTGAAATGACTTCATCAAATTCAATCACAATGAACTCACCATCTATTATATTAAATGGTGCGGTTATTCAAGGTGGTGGCGGTAACGGTGGAAATGCAATATTCGGCAGTACCGTAACAGCGAAGGGCGAAATTACAGGAAATGGGGTTAAACTTTCATCACATGTGCATGGTGGTGTTGAATCTGGTGGTTCGAAAACCAACAGTCCAGAGTAAAAATATGTATAGAAATCTAACATCAAATATTATTGTCGCAGGAGCTTTGTTTGCCTGCGTGTTTAGCGCCGGAGCAAAAAACAGTGACACTTCTCGGCAAGAAAAGATATCCGCTATGTGTATGTCCCAGTCTATATTACAGCAGTATGCCGCGAGTGCAGGGCTTAACTATATAGATCCGTCCACCCTCGCAGAAGAGGTCCTGTTACAAACAGGAAGTTACTCGACTGAAAGCCCGGTATATAAAGCTCAAAAGGAAGATGCTGTAAATCAAGGAAAAAAATTGATGCTAAAAGAGAAACAAGTAATGAATATTATCCGGTATTACTATGAGAATCGTGATGAAGCAATGTTGTCGCGGGGGGAAGGGGTTTCATCCGTTTTTCAGCAGCTATGTATCGTTAATCCAAAACGTTATCTTCCTAGCTACAACGCGTTAAAAGCAGCGGGAAAAATATAGAATCGAACGGTTCAAGAACCATAAACCCCAGTCGTGTTGGTGGATAAAGTCATCTTCGGCTTACAGTACAATATTGTTGCGTATTTTCATCAGACGTATGACACTCATGACAAAATGATGTCAATGTGATGCTATTTTTCTAAATCTTGCTTTTAACGTTCGTTATCTTCTGAAATAAGGCTTACATAGGTGGCTAATTGTCATTTACTGCATGGTTGTAAGGTTCAGAATAGTGGTTTAATATGATACATAGTGACACATTATGACTGTTTGTGACTCACTATAACAAACTCTTTGATAAGGTAGAACGTCATGAATCTATCACTAAGGAATTGTTTAGCAGTAGTTTTATTCGGAGGAGTGCTGTCGGTTCCTTCATTCTCTGCTGGTTATGTGGATTCGAGGGACGGTTGTAGTATGCTTAGCTTTAAAGTAGGTGAAACTATCTGTAGTCTGGATGATTTGAAAACTCAATATCAAGAAAGAAGAGAGATTGTTGATTCATTAGCTAATGAAATTAGCCAATATTATTTAAATCTCCTAAGCCTTGATGAAAGTCAAATTCGTGGTATTTTGCTTCAAAACGATATAGAAATTAATAAGGCTTGCGAAACCACAATGAGAGGATTTGAGCAGGGGCTCAAAGCTATGTTGAAGCAAGATCGATCCGATGAAGAAAAACAAGAAATGAGGATGTATCTGAAATCTATAGCAAAGGCCAGATTTGAGATAACTCGTCTTAATGATTTTTCTCGTCAATTATTTACTTTGCCTAAGATTTATAAAAGCGATATAAATAAAGCTGCTCTATCAGAATTGGCTGCTTATACAACCCAAAAGATTGAGTCTGGGAATTTTTCATTTACTGGGTGATAAATGGAACAAGTGGATGTATCAATAAACGAGTATACGAGGAAAGATTTTTTTGATGACGTCTTCCTAAAGCATCCAGATCTTGAACAGGCTATTCTGCAAGATTTTAAACACTATAAAGAAACCGGAGAAGTCCCTGATTATTTTGGTAGGGATGTTGCTTACACTCAGCCAGAAGCAGCATATAAATCATGTATGATGCATATTCATCTTTGCTTTCCGCCTGATTCATTCCCTACAAATAGGGTTCAGTATTATAGAACGTGTAAATCAAATAGCCCAGAAAATGATGCTTGTCTAGTATATGTTCAAGGTCTCTTGGAAGAAAACAAATATTCCTTATTGGCGATAATGCATCCTGATGCTCATGGAAAAGCTAGAAATCCCAAGATAATGAGTTATCTGGCAAGAATAGCTCAGGATTTCAGAGATAATAACTAAACCGTCTAGTACGGTTTTTTTCATATCTGGCCGCTTAATTGCGGTTTTTTTATTTCTATAAGGTACGAGAATGCAAACTCGTTCACTTCTGCTTGATACCGAGTCATGGGATTTAACGTTAGATGATTCTGGAAATATCGCCATTACTGATAATCCCTATTCTGTAGCGCAGGATGTCGCTTGTGCCTGTAGTACATATCTGGGGGAGTGCTGGTATGACACAAAATTGGGTATTCCTTATTACCAGCGAATTTTGGGACATTGGCCGGGAACTCAGCTAATCAACAGCAAAATGCAACAAGAAGCAATGAAGTTACCTTATGTTCAGTCTGCCACTTGTAAAGCTATAAATGGGAAGGAGAGAACTATTGCGGGCATGATGACAATAACGGACTCGAACAATCAATCAACGGTGGTAAATTTCTGATGACTAACTCTGCAGTACTGACAACAAGTGTTCCAGGTGTAACCTTTACAAAGACGGGTCTAACTGTGCCCGACGAGGTTGATATTTTAAATGGGCGGTTAAATGATTTGGCTACAGCAATGGGTGGTGCAATGAGTACGAGCTTAACAACACCGCAAGGTCAAATAGCAATGAGTGATGCGGCTATCATTGCTGACAAGAACGATCAGTTACTTGCTATTGTCAATCAAATTAACCCGGATTATGCAACCGGACGTTTTCAAGATGCTATCGGACGAATTTATTTTTTAGATCGAATTCCAGCATCGGGAACAACGGTAACAGCAACATGCACTGGGTTAGTTAATACAGTTATTCCAATTGGTAGTATTGCTCAAGATAAAAAAGGGTATCTTTATCATTCAATAACAGAGGCTAAGATCCCTGACAGTGGCTCTGTTGATGTTGTTTTCCAAAACTCAACAACAGGGCCGTTAGCATGCAAAATTGATGACTTGAACACGATTTATAGCTCGGCACCCGGCTGGTCTGGTATCAGTAATGCGAATGCTGGCGTACCTGGCGCAGATGAGGAAACCCGCGCTAATTTTGAGTATCGTCGTAAACAATCTGTTGCTAAAAATGCGACAAACTCATTACATGCCATTTATGCCGCAGTATTAGAAGTAAATGGCGTGGCAGACGCATACGTTATTTCAAATGATACTTCGGTAGTAAAAACGGTCGGGGTATCAAAATACAGAATAGCGCCGAACTCTATTTATAGTGCTGTGTATGGAGGAAAAACTGAGGATGTCGCTAGAGCAATCTGGAAGAAAAAGCCTCCAGGTATTCCTACGAACGGAAATACAACTCACACAATTGTGGATGATGAAAACTATGTTCAGCCTTACCCCGAATATGAAATTAAATATGTGATACCCGCGCCCATTCGTGTCTATGTTGACGTCTCACTTGCGAATAGCGATTACCTTCCTGCTGATATTGAAACACAGGTTAAGTCAGCTATAGCGCAAGCATTTAACGGAGAAGACGGTGGAACGCGAGCAAGAATAGCATCTACATTATTTGCTGGTAGATATTATTCAGGCATTTATAACATAGATACATCGAGTGTTGATATTTATAATATTACGCTTAGCCGTGACGGTATTACTTATTCAACATCAATTAGTTTTGGTATTGATGAAATCCCAACGCTTGACGTTGATAATATATCTGTGAAATTAGTAGGTTCATAAATGGAAAATGTGGGAGCAACTATTCTTGCTCAGTATGCCGCTAGTCCAAAACTCAACTCACTTATTCTAAGCTTCAATGCTGCTGTTTCCTCTGCTGAATTTATTAATACATTTTACGATCTGATTTGGAACATTGACACAGCAAATACTTACGGACTGGATGTGTGGGGAAAAATAGTGAATGTCAGCAGGCGGCTTACTGTTAATGAAAATGTAAAATATATAGGTTTTGGTGAAGCTTTACTGAATGTTCCGACAACGACAGATCCAAATCCATTTGACCAAGCACCATTTTATTCCGGGGAGTCAAAAACAAAAACTATTGAGCTATCAGATCAGATGTACCGAAAGCTAATTATGATGAAAGCCATGTCAAATATATCTGACTGCACTATACCAAACATCAACAGAATGCTTGTTTATATGTTTAGTGATAGAGGACGTGCATATATCACTGACGATGGAAATATGAAGATGAGTTATGTATTTGAATTTCAGCTATCAACAGCAGAATTAGCAATTGTTCAAACATCGGGAGTACTGCCTTACCCGGTTGGTGTCAGTGTCGCAATCGTTCAAAGGATACCAACAAATGAAATCAACTGAAAAACCTAATCTTATTGCTGTTCCGTTTGCGAGCGCCGGAGACTATAACGAGATTGCAACAAAATCAACTGAAAGCAGCTTGGCAAAAGGAGTAGCTACGTATCCGAGCGGTTTTCCCCCGTTAACGATGACAGCAATATCTGCTGGTGGAATTCCTCCATCTGGCAAGGATATGAACGGGATATTGAATGATATTACTACCGCAATACGTTATTCAATGTCTGGTGGTTTGTATTCATATAATGCTGATTTTAGTGCTGCCATTGATGGTTATCCTAAAGGGGCCATTGTTGCCAGTTCTGATGGAAGTAAAATTTGGTGGAATGGGGTAGAAGATAACAATACAGATCCGGATAGTACATCAGTTTCCGGTTGGAAAAATCTACTAGCAGATCCTAATGGGTTATTTCTACAGAAAGCTAATAACTTATCTGATATTAATAACAAAGCGACAGCGCGTAATAATTTAGGACTGGGAGAGATTGCAACTCAAGATTTTATTCCTGACGCCACACTTATAGAAAAAGGCATCACCCAACTTACAGACAAGACAGGTAACAGTAATACCCTTGCAGCAACTCAGAAACTTGTTTCTGATGTGAATGATAATGCCAATAATAAGCTCGCTAAAAATCAAAATGGGGCAGACATCTTCAATAAAACTGAATTTGTAAAAAATATCGGTTTATCGGAAATGGTGGTGTTGGCTAAAGGGGCGGTGCCGAATAGCCGGAAAATTAACGGGAAGCCGTTGACCGGGGATATTAGTCTGAATGCTGGGGATGTGGGAAGTTATGCTAAATCTGAGAGCGATAATACTTTCTTACGCATTTCTAGCAATAAAACCGCAACCGTTGGTAATTTACTGATTGACAGTAAAACTCCTTTTCCTAAATTGCGTTTCAAATCGAAAGATGGATATATATTGGGAATTAACGGTTCTGAAGGGAAATTGTTGCATATCTATTCTGACGATCCCAAGAATCAGCGGCGTTATAATATATTAACGCCTGAGAGAAGTGGTACTCTTGCATTACAAAATACAGCTATGAAATCCGAAAATGGTTGGTGGCAATGTGGAGATACGGGGGTAATTATTCAATGGGTTAAAGTCCTATCAGCTCAACAATCATGGATAAAGGTAAATTATCCAATTTCTTTTAAAAATAAGCTTTTTGGCTATGTTGCAAGTATGTCGAGTATCAATACATCAACTGGCCACACATTAGTACGTAATGCAACACTATCGACATTTGAATATCAAGCAGGTACTCCCAACAATGATGAGAATCCAGGCAAAGTTGTACATATATTATTTTGGGGGGTATAAATGGTCTATTTCTCCAGAAAAGAATGTGTTTTTTATAATGAAGCTCATGAAGAGTGTGTTGAAATAACAGTAGAAAAACACAATGAATTGCTTGACGGTCAATCACGCGGGTTTGCTATCGTCAGTGATAAAGAGGGTTATCCAATTCTTACAAAGCAAGCACCGTCTGTTTATCACAAATGGGATAGTGAAAAGTGGATAATATCAGAAAGTGATAAAATAAAGCTTAGACGGGAACAGCAACAACAAGCAGAACATAAGAAACAGCAACTTATGTTCACTGTAAGTAAACAGATCGCTCCGTTACAAGATGCTGTAGATTTGGGGATGTCGAGAGATGAGGAAAAATCGCTGTTAGCAGAGTTAAAAAAATATAGAGTATTATTGAACCGCATTGATGTTAATTCAACGTCAGATATTAACTGGCCCGAAAAACCCTTAGAATAATGGAATCAGGGCCAATTGAACGTTTAGATAAGTCTAATCAAATATGGCTTTTTTGCACTACTCTGACTGAATCGTCCTCAAAATGTTGGATAACCATCCAACATTTAAAGGTGTAGTCCATTTATGTTTTAGTCTATTAGGTAATCATCAACCCACCAGGATAATACTTAATCCAATCAATAGCAGCACTGGGGTTAAATGGCTCAATGCTCAGTCCTTCCAGGCATTGCCAGAGTTCCTGGGTGTTCTGGGCTGTAATAACAATACAGTCCGGCATCACCCGGATTTTTAGTGGCATTCCGAAGGTAAATCCTGCCTCCTGTAACCATTTTCCTTTTAAAGAAATGCCGTTTTTAGCTACCTTGCCAAAACGTTCAGCTTGGGAAATTCGGCGAATTGTTTTATTATCGCGTTTAGCCATAATTAACTACCTTATATAGTTAGTTGTGGTAAGCAGGGTTATCGGGTGCCCGCCCGGTAGCTCTGCGTCAGTGGAAATAGTTTCTCAATGTTGAATTATGAACTATAGGTCATTTTTCTGCAATAAAAATGTGACCTATAGTTTACCTGGGCTTTTCGTTGTCAGGCAGTCCATTGAGGGCGTCATTCCAGTGTTGATCCCGTTCTATATTATTCACTATTTTGCTGATCCATGTTTCTGATTTGCCCCACCGTATAGCCAGCTCGCGGCGCGTCCAGCCTTTTCGTTTCATTTCAGACTTAAACAATTCTGGCGGTATACGTTTCAAAATTACTCCACAAATATAAACTGTTTATCGACACATCATAGTATAGCCATTTCGCCGATAGGGTGACATTGGTAAATAAAATGACCGCTTAAGTGGCACAAGCCGAACTCCATGAGCATAGGATATGCCACACCAGAAATACCTATCACTAAGGTGATTGTTATATGAAGTTGGGTTACATGCATGCGTCAAAAACTGACGGTATCAAGTGCTGGATTTATGAATAATGCCCTATGAGGCAGAGATCTGGTGAGGCATTTTATTTTGCACTATGAATTATAAAATAGAGGTAGTTGCTGTGCTACAGACATAAAAAAACCAACCTAATTATGGTTGGTTTTTCCAAAAGCTCCGCGGCTCCTTTGCGTATCCTTTTGTGTCCCTTCATTGTCCGGTCAGTGTCCAATCAACTTTGCTAACTCACTGTTTTTAAAGCTGTTGTCCTATCACTGTCCCGACTAAATTGGTGGAGCTGGCGGGAGTTGAACCCGCGTCCGAAATTCCTACATCCTCGGTACTACATGCTTAGTCTAATCTTTACATTCACTTGCCAGCTGCGGACAGACACGCCACTAACAAACTAGCCTGATTAGATTTAACGCTTCAACCCCAGGCAAGGCATCCACGCGATCTCTTTTGGGTTTGACCTCTCTTGATCCCCGTCCTAAGAGCGGAGGCTAGGGAGAGAGGGAGCTACGCAGGTTATTAAGCTGCTAGTTCGTATTTTTCGTCGTTTGCGACTATTTTTTTGCGGCTTTTTACGAGGCCAACCGCCCCTCGGCATGCACCTTGGGTTTCGCGAATCCCGTCGAATCCAGAATCAGCCCCAAGTGTCTTAAAAGCAAGTATATCAGAATACTAAACTATAATGCCAGAATTTATCGCCCAGCATTCTTCATAATACGTGCTTTGTCTAATTTCCATTCGCGTTCTTTAATGTCTGAACGTTTGTCGTGTGCCTTTTTGCCTTTTGCTACGCCAATTTTGATTTTGCACCAGGCATTTTTCCAATAGAGAGATAAGGCAACAACGGTATAACCTTCGCGATTGACTCGACCGTATAATGAATCAAGTTCGCGCTGATTGAGTAAGAGTTTGCGTGAACGCATTGGATCACAGACGACATGGGAAGAAGCTACATTTAACGGAGTGATGGTGGCCCCAAAAAGATAAGCGTCGCCATCTTTGAGTAAAACGTAACTGTCGCTGATATTAGCTTTACCAGCGCGCAGTGATTTGACTTCCCATCCTTGTAACGAGAGACCAGCCTCAAATTCTTCTTCAATGAAGTATTCGTGACGGGCTCGTCTATTCATGGCAATGGTTGCCGAACCGGGTTTGTGTGCTTTTTTCTTTGTCATAGTGTGTGCATTATACTGAATGCTTTGATGAAAGAAATCTTTTCCCGCAGCATATTTGCCGATTAATGAGTATTTATTGCATTATACGCTGACAGATTTTTCTTTGATCACGTATAGGTGATATTATTTGCCACAATTAAGCCTTACAGGAAATGATATGCCACAGATTAGTCGCTCTGCGTTAGTACCGTACAGCGTGGAACAAATGTATAAATTGGTCAATGATGTTGGTTCTTATCCGGATTTTTTACCGGGATGTGTCGGCAGTCGTGTGCTGAGTATCAGTAGTAATGAAATGACTGCGTCAGTCGATGTTTCCAAAGCGGGTATTAGTAAGACTTTTGTTACTCGGAATATTCTGGCTGATAACCAGAGTATTAATATGCAACTGGTGGATGGGCCTTTTCGTAAATTGATGGGTGGTTGGCAGTTTATTCCACTTAGTGATGATGCTTGTAAAGTCGAGCTGCACTTGGATTTTGAGTTTACCAATAAGCTAATTGAATTGGCTTTCGGTAAGATTTTTAAGGAATTAGTCGGAAGTATGATTCAGGCTTTTACTTTGCGTGCACGAGAGGTTTATAGTGCCTGA